GCGCAAATTGCTTCACAAATTAACCTACTAGGTGAAACAACGTCACAAACCCAACAACCACCATTCTAAGAGGATTCAATGGATAACCTTGAACTTAACCTTAAACTTACCGTTGCTCACGTTAACACTATGCTTAAGCATCTTGGTGCTGGCGTCTATACTGAAGTTGCTGATCTTATTAATCTCCTACATGGTCAGGCAAAACCTCAAATTGATTTGGCTGTTTCTGCTCCCATCGCGCCAGAAACTGCACCAGAAACACCTGCTGCTGAATAAGATGGACTAGGCATGGATCCGTTTACCCTCATCGCTGGCGCGACTGCAATCTACAATAGCATTAAGTCCGCCGTCGATGCAGGGCAGGACGTGATGGAAACTGCAGAAAAAGTGGGCAATCTTTTCAGTAAGGTTGCCCAAATTGTTACTATTGCGTCGACACCACGCAAAAAGAAAATGTTCCAAAGCCAAGCTGAGTTTGAGGCTGAAGCGGTTAAGATTTATGCCGCTAAAGCCAAGGCCCAGCAAATGCAGTTAGACGTTAAAAACATGTTTGTGGGACAATATGGCCCCGCCGCATGGGAAGGTATTCAACGGTCAGTCATTGAAATGCGGAAGGAAGCTGCCCGTCAAGCTGCGGCTGCTTTGAAGGAACAGGAAGAAAACCGCAAGGATTTGATTATGGTTAGCAGTATTGTGGGTTTTCTGGTATTAGGCATTGGTGCAATCGGCGTATTTCTTATGATAACGGTGAAGTAACATGGACATTCTTAAAACTTTTGGACCATTGCTTGGTTCAGTCGCCCCAACCATCGCGACGGCATTGCTTGGACCTGTTGGTGGCATGGCGGTTAAAGCTATATCAAATGCCCTTTTTGGTCATGAAAATGGCACTGAAGACGACATCATGTCGGCTCTTGCTAATCCAACAGGTGATCAGTTGGCGGCCCTGAAAAAGATTGATGCGGACTTCAAAGTTCAGATGAAGTCGTTGGACATTGATCTGGAACGTATTTCCGAACAAGACCGCGATTCAGCCCGTAATATGCAGATTGCAACGCGGGATTGGATTCCTCGTGTTTTAGCTGTTGGTGTGACAATCGGGTTCTTTGGCATCATTGCTTATATCTTGCACTTTGGTCTTCCGGCCACAGGTGGCGAGGCATTGCTCATGCTCATCGGCACACTTGGTACTGCTTGGACTGGCGTTATGGGATTTTATTTTGGCTCATCTGCTGGTTCTAAACAAAAGACTGATGCGCTTACGGCTTCTTTGGGGAACAAACAGTGAACGGTAATTTTGAACAATGTTTAGCCCTCGTGCTTAAATCTGAGGGCGGATTTGTTAATAACCCCAAAGACCCCGGCGGAATGACTAATTTAGGTGTTACCAAGGCGGTTTGGGAAAAATGGGTGGGCCACGAAGTTGCGGAAGCTGAAATGAGGGCTTTAGGGCCGCAGGACGTGGCTCCTTTGTATAAGGCTAATTATTGGGATAAGATCGGTGGCGACTCACTTCCTCTTGGCATTGACTATGCCACTTTTGATATGGCTGTTAATAGTGGGGTAGGCCGTGCGGCGAAAACCCTTCAGCAGGTACTTGGTGTTGGTGCGGACGGACAAATCGGCCAAGCCACAATTAGTGCTTGTGAAGCGGCTAACGCTCGTGAAGTTGCTACGGGAGTCTGTGAAGCAAGACTAGCCTTTTTGCAAAGTTTGCCCACGTATGGTACGTTTGGCAAAGGTTGGTCAAATAGAGTTGCGGCGGTAGAAAAGGCAGCTTTTGACATGGCATCGTAGGATTAGGTTATGGCCTTAACATACTCAAGTTACGTGCAGCAAATTGCAACGATGGCCGTCATCCCGTCCAACGATACTAACTTCACGATTATTTTGCCTCAAATGATCAGCTACGCAGAATTGCGTATGCAGCGTGATTTGGATTTTCTTTCTACCCAAATTAGCACGACAGCTTATTCCTTTACCTCCAGCAACAATACGTTAACTTTACCTACGTCGCAGTTTATTGTCCCGCAGACTTTTGAAGTAGTTAATTCCGGCGTGTCATCGCCACTATTGCCAGTTACTAAAGAATTTATACAGAATGTTTACGGATCAGGTTCTACGACAGGCTTACCTCAGTATTTTGCTGTTTATGGGGGCGATACTGCTACTACAGGTAATACTAGCCAATATATGATTGTGGGGCCAACGCCTGACAGTAACTACGGTACTATCATTACGGGTACTGTCCGCTCTGCGCCGCTTTCTGCCACGAATACGACAACTTACATTTCAACGTATCTGCCAGATATGTTTATCATGGCAAGTATGATTTACATCTCTGCGTTCCAGCGCAACTTTGGGCGTATTAACGACGACCCACAAATGGCCCAAACCTATGAAAGCCAATATCAGGCTTTGAAAGCCAGTGCGTTGGTTGAAGAAAATCGTAAGAAGTTTGAGGCTGCTGCTTGGTCGTCTTACTCACCTGCCCCCGCCGCTTCGCCAACTAGGGGTTAATCATGCCCTTTGGTACGATCAAACTCAAACCCGGCGTTGATACAAACGTCACCCCAACCTTAAATGAGGCGGCGTATTCTTCTTCGCAATTGATTCGCTTTCTGCCAGAGCGAAACGGATTTGGATTGGCCCAAAAGCTTGGCGGCTGGGTAGCGTATTATAATTCAGCTATTGGCTCAGCGATTCGCGCACTTAAAGGTTGGGCTGACTTAAATGCCGTAAACCATCTTGGGATTGGAGCAGAATCGTCTCTTAATGTTTTGACTGGCAATAACCTTGTTAACATTACACCACAAACAAGCATAACCAACACGGCTCCAGTATTTGCGACAACATCTGGGTCTAAAACGGTAACTATAACTGATTCAAATATTACAGCATCTGTTTTAGATTATGTTGAATATATAACGCCAGTTGCAGTGGGGGGATTAGTTCTCTCAGGGCCGTATCAACTGTCAACTGCAGCTGGAACGACATATTCAATTATAGCATCCTCTGCTGCAACTTCGACCGCTAATACCTCAACCAATACAACGGCTGGGTCATTTACGATTGGCAATACCTATCAAATCGTTACTGTTGGCACGACTGATTTCACCCTTATTGGCGCATCAGCCAATACGGTAGGTATTATATTCAATGCTACTGGTGTTGGAACTGGCACGGGTACAGCTAAATTAGTTGGTGTTCCTGCATTCCAAACAGTAAACGGGCAATCTACGGTTACATGTTACCTTGATAACCACGGGTATTCCGTAGGTTCGACGTTTTACGTTGGTGTATCCACGACCGTTGGGGGCATTACACTTTTTGGTTTATACACCATTTTAACAGTTCCAAGCGCAAGTTCGTTTACTTTTGCCGCCGCAAATACCGCAACGTCCTCCGCTGGCCCAACTGCAATAAATAGCGGTAATGTCCGGTCTAATTTTTATATTGCTATTGGCCCCCAGCCCACGGGGACTGGGTATGGTGTTGGCGGTTATGGCACAGGTGGGTTTGGCGTTGGGTCAACTCAACCGTCTGTTCCCGGCACCGCGGTCACTGCGACGGATTGGACCTTAGATAACTTTGGTTCATATTTAGTTGCGTGTCCCGCTGGCGGGGCAATTTATTACTATGACCCTAACGGACAATTGCAGAATGCCCAGATTGTGGGTGGCAGTGGGTCACTTGTTAATTCAGGCATTTTTGTTGCGATGCCTCAACGTCAGATTATAGCTTATGGCTCGTCATTTAATCTACAAGCAGACCCTATGCTTGTTAGGTGGTGTGATGTTGGCGATTTCACTAATTGGATAGCCTCGTCAACTAACCAAGCTGGTTCATACCGCATCCCAACAGGTTCAAAAATTGTGGCTGGTATTCAAGGCCCACAACAAGGCTTGCTTTGGACTGACTTAGACTTATGGGCAATGCAATATGTTGGAACGCCCTTTGTCTATAGCTTTAACAAAATTGGCTCTAATTGCGGAGCGGTATCAAGACATTGCACTGGTCAGCTTAATGGCGCTGTATATTGGATGTCCCAAAGACAGTTTTTTATGATGATGGGTGGCGGCCCACAGCCAATACCATGCCCTATCTTTGACGTGATTTTCCAAAACATTAACAAAGATTACATTAGCAAAGTAGCTTGCGGCGTTAACAGCCAATACAACGAGATTACGTGGTATTATCCATCCGCCTCTGCTACAGAAAATGATAGCTATGTTAAATATAATACACAAACCCAGCAGTGGGATTTTGGTACGTTAAGCCGCACGGCATGGATAGATCAGTCTGTCCTTGGTCCACCTATTGGGGCGGG